AGGCAGAGCGTCTACAATGTTAACGGGTGGGGCGGGTGTTACCCAGTCTGCTCAGATCGGTACTAAGAAACTACTGGGTCAATAGGGACTTACTCATGAGTAACTTGTCCATCACCGAGTATCGCATGTTAGCACGCGATCTCAATAGTTCACCACTGCCTGCGGGTCAAGAACCCGCCGTCACTCACCAGAACATCACCTTCACTACTACAGCGGGTCAATCGGACGGAATGAATAACGATACTCGGTTTATCCGAATATCGGCGGACGCTGATTGCCGTATACTGCTAGGTACTGATCCTACAGCGGGTCAGACTCATACCTTGATGGTCGCGGGTCAGTCTGAGTACTTCGGTGTACAGCCCGGTGGTTCCACTAAACTCAGCGTAGTGGAGGTTCTATAATGGATATGCGTGCCCTCAAGGCCATCGGGTCTATTGTCGATACGATTGGTGATATTACCTCGACTCCTGATTTCAATAAGCGGCTCAAGGAGCTGCTGGAAACGAATGCTGACATCGAACGGAATAGCGCGAAGATTAATGACCAGTTGGTTAAACTGACTGCGACTCAGATCGACGTGGAGAGTAAGTTAGCGAATTACAGTAAGCTAGAAGATGTTATCGAACGGCGTGATCAGAAGTCTAAGCAGGCGCTTAAAGAAGCCAACGCCGCTAAGAAAGAGAGCGATGAAGCATTAGGTGAGGCACGCCGTACATTCAACAACGCTACTCGGGAGCACGCTGAGATAAAAACTCAGTACGCTCAGCTCAATAAAGATCGTGAAACTATGCTGATTGAATTGCGTAGGAAAACAGATGCCGTTAAGCTTCGAGAGGGTGCGGTTACTGAGCGTGAAGAGCGAATTCGTAAAGCGGTAAGTTAATAATTGAGGACTTGATGTGTCGTTATCAACAGCTAAATTACAAACCGGAATTCTTGAAGACGAGAAGCGTATTAAACAAACCGAACCGCAGTGGTTAAGGATGTAACCGGATAATGTTCCCTACACGATATTTTGCAAACAGTCAGTACGCCCCTCGGTACTTCCCGAAAGTAGGTGGTGTGAAGGTAGCTATTGCCGGTAAAGCGGGTGGTGGGTTTATGAAGAATATAGGTAAGGGGATGAACCGATGAATGTTGAAGACTTACTGAATAACTACTCATCCCTCAAAGGTGGTCGTGGTACTTGGGAGTCACACTGGGAGGAGATAGCAGAACGTATTCTTCCTAGGCAGACTGGTTTCTTAGGTGACCGCACCGCCGGTGAGAAGAAGACTCAGCGAATCTTCGACTCTCGTCCTATGATAGCACTTGATCGGTTTGCTAACGTCATGGATTCGATGATGACGCCTCGTCAATCGAAATGGCATGAGCTATCTACTAACGACAATGTTTTAAATAAAGACGCCTCAGTTAAAGCATGGTTCTATGAAGCTAATCAGATTCTCTACGATATGCGTTATTCACCCAAGGCAAACTTCGCAGGTCAGAACACGGAACGCTGGATCTCAATGGGTGCCTTTGGTACAGGATGTTTGTTCATCGACTTCATGCCTGGCGTAGGACTTCGGTACAGAAATGTTCATCTTAAAGACTTATACTTCGGTGAGAACCATCAGGGTATTATCGACGTGGTTTACCGTTCGATTAATTTTAACGCACGGCAGGCAGCTCAGCGTTTCGGTGAGAAGAACCTACCTGAGGAAATCAAGAAAGCCTTAGAGGATTCCAAGAAATCTGAGGAGATGTTTGAATTCGTTCATATAGTAATGCCGCGTGAAGACTATGATCCTAATCGCGCAGATGCTAAGGGCAAGCCTTGGGCGTCGATCTATGTGGCGGTTAAGGGTAAAGAGATGGTACAGGAGGGAGGTTATACATCGTTCCCTTACTCCATTAGTCGCTACGTTACAGCGCCCGGCGAGATCTACGGTCGCGGCCCTGCTATGACCGCACTACCTGACATTAAAATGCTTAACGAGATGGCTAAGACCGACATTCGTGCAGCTCATCGATTAGTTAGCCCAGCGTTATTGGTCAACGATGAGGGAATCTTAGGCGGCGGTGCGATGAAGATCGACATGCGTCCTGATGCTATAAACTACGGAGGCATTGATAAGAACGGTCGCCAGATGGTGCAGCCTCTTAATACAGGCGCTCGTGTCGATATATCAGAAGCTAAGATGGAACAGCGCCGTACCAGTATTGATGACGCGTTCTTGGTTACACTGTTCCAACTTCTTGTCGAAACACCTCGAATGACCGCTACCGAAGCACTTATTCGCTCTCAGGAGAAAAGGTATGTTGCTCACCCCCACGATGGGGCGGCAGCAGTCGGAAGCGTTGGGGCCTCAGATTGAGCGTGAGCTTGATCTACTGATGTTCCACAACGTGCTGCCTCCTATGCCCGCTATGCTAGCTGAGGCCGGTGGTAGCTATGAGATTGCATACACGTCACCTATGAGTCGTATGCAGCGTGCTGAGGAGCTGGTGGGCGTACAGCGTACTATGGAGCTTCTGACACCGTTTGCTAATATCGACCCAACCGTACTGGACATTATCGAACCGACACGATTAGCCAGACTTACCGCCGAGGTGTCCGGTGTACCTAATCCGGTTATGCGTACAGAAGAAGAGCTTGAAACGCTTCGTCAGCAGCGTGCTGAGCAAGAACAGCAGCAGCAGGCTATTGATGCAGCGCAGCCGCTTGCGGGCGCTATGAAGGACGTGGCTCAAGCACAGTCTATATCAAGGGGTTAGAATGCTGCATAAAATAAAATCAATAGTTTTCTATAGAAGTACCAGTTATAAACACACTTTTAATAACCCCAATGGTGAGAAGGTGTTAGCGGATCTAAAACGATTCTGTTACGCGGTCACTCCGACCGCTGACATAAACAACCCCAACGCTACTTATTTAGCTGAGGGTCGCCGTGAGGTGTGGTTACGAATACAAGCCCACCTCAATTTATCAGATGATGAGATATATAATCTAGTCGAGGATTACGACAATGAGTGATAATGCTACTGCCGCCTTAATGGGCGATAACGGTGGTGCTGGTGATACCAGTGCCTCAGATAAGGTACTGGATACAAACGCAGCTTCCGATACAGGTACTGCGCCGGTTACTTCACCTACAGAGAAGACATGGACGGCGGGTTTAAATGAAGACTCACTCGCCTATGTTAATAATAAAGGATGGGATTCACCCGATAAGGTACTTGAAAGCTATCGCCAGTTGGAGAAGTTTGCGGGCGGTAGTAAGAACCTGCTAGAGCTACCGGGTGATGAGGCCGATGCTGACACAATGGACGCGTTCTACGGTAAGCTAGGTCGCCCTGATACAGCGGAAGGTTATTCATTTAAAGCGTCAGAAGGCGCTGATGCTGACTTGGACGGATGGTTCCGTAACACTGCTTACGAAATGGGATTATCGGATAAACAAGCCGCCACGTTGTACGACTCGTATAATGAAAAGGCAGGTAGTCAGATGGAGTCGATGGTCAACCAACGTGCTGAGCAGGCTGAGGCTGACGTTAAAGCGATTCAGAAAGAATGGGGTCGCGACTATGAGAAGAACCTTGATGCTGGTCGCATTGCGGTAGAAGCGCTTGGGTATGATCAGGAAGCCTTGAGTCAGTTTGAAGAGAAGCTAGGCACTGCCGATATGCTTAAACTGATGTCAACAATTGGCTCAAAGATGGGCGAGGGTGACTTTCATGTCGATGGTAATAATGGCGGCTTCGGTACATCGCCTGCATCAGCGCGTATAGAGATCGAGCAGCTTAACTTGGACGAGTCTTTCCAGAAGCGTTACTTAGTCAGGTGATAAAGACGCTGTTAGTAAAATGAGCCGATTAATGAGTAAAGCATATGGATAATTCAACGATACGGCTTGAGCTGATGAAGGTACTGATCCCTCAAGCCGCTAGAAATGCGATTTTAGACCCTGACATGTTAATCGAAAAGTGTGCATCCTTTGAGAGATATGTGCTAGGCTCTACATATAGCGGGGAATCACTGACCCCTCAAACCACAGGTGAGAAGTCTAGCCCTCAGAAGAGACAAGCTATCAAGACTTCCGCTAAAGGAACAGACCCCACTCATGTGGATAAGTCGAATCAATCAGTATAGATTTTACTTAAACAAGGATTGACACATGAGTGTTGAAATTACTACTGCGTTTGTTCAGCAGTACCGTAATAACGTTCAACTGTTGTTACAGCAACGCGGTTCCAAACTGCGTGAATGTGTGACAGTGGGCGATTATATGGGTAAGGCAGCTAAGGCTGTTGAGCAAATTGGCGCGGTTTCCGCGCAGAAGCGTACCACCCGTCACGGTGATACTCCACTAATCTCGACTCCACACGATGCTCGTTGGGTTTTCCCGACTGACTACGAGTGGGCCGACATGATCGACGATCAAGATAAGCTCCGTATGCTTATTGACCCTACTAGCCCATATGCTGTTAATGGCGGCATGGCACTAGGACGTTCAATGGATGACGATATTATTGCGTCAGCATTCGGTGTATCTAAGACCGGCGAGAACGGTACGACTAACACCGCTTTCGATACCGCTAATCAACAGATCGCTGTTAGTGCTACAGGCTTAACTGTCGCTAAGTTAATCGAAGCGAAAGAAATCCTGATGGCTAACGAAGTCGATGTTGATATGGATGAGTTGTACATCGCGGTAACCGCCAAGCAGTTATCTAATATGCTGGGTACTACCGAGGCCACTAGCTCCGACTATGCGTCTGTTAAGGCATTGGTTGAAGGTAAGGTCGGTACATTCATGGGCTTTAACTTTAAGCACATTGAACGTCTTGGTGTTGATGGCAGCTCTAACCGTCGAGTGATTGCGTGGGCGAAGTCTGGTTTACACCTGGGTATCTGGAACGACATTAATGCTCGTATCTCTGAACGTGATGACAAGGGTTATTCAACTCAGGTCTATGTGAAGGGTACTTTCGGTGCTACGCGTATCGAAGAAGGCAAAGTCGTTGAAATTCTTTGCAGCGAATCATAGGGGTATAACTAATGGCTATTACCACTCAATACTCCACGGAGTATGATACAGCGTATATCAGCAAGACCGGCAATCTGGACACAACTCAGATGCACGGTCGAGTACGATGCGCTTACTTTACACACGATCAGTCTGGCGCAGGTGATGCTGCTAGCTCGATTGCGTTATGCAAATTACCGGCGGGTCGGGTTCGTTTACTCGGCCGTCAGTCTGAGGCATACGTTAACTGGACTACAGGTCTTGCCACTCTGGATCTTGGTTGGGATGCTTATACCAGTCTGGAAGGCGTAGCTGTAACGGCTGACCCTAACGGTATCGACGATGGTGTTAACGTTGAGGCAGCAGGCTTTCAATCGCTCGGTTCAGCACTAACGGCGACCGGTGGCACTAAGGTGTTTAATTCGCAGGACGGTGTAGTTATCCGCGCTACGTCTCAGGACACCGCCATTATCGACGGTAATGATCTAGTGGGTTGTCTGCTCTATGTGGTAGACTAATCACCTATGCGGGGGCTTCGGCCCCCTATTTTCTATTGAGGGGATTACATGGCGTCCGTTATTGATGTATGCAACCGAGCGTTAGATAAGCTAGGTCAAGACCCCATCACCAGTTTAGATGACGGTAATAAGTCAGCTAATCTATGCAAGCGTACATGGCCAATTATTCGAGATCGGGCATTAAGAGCCTACCCTTGGAATTTTGCTGTAAAGCGTGTCGCAACCGCTCCATCCACCGAGACACCTTCTTGGGGGTTCAAGTACAACCATCCTATACCTACAGACTTTTTACGATTGATTGAGATTCGGGACTTGCGTTCCACTGACTATCAGGTCGAGGGTAATAATATATCAGCTTATGATTCTGTTCTTTATATTCGGTATATTTACAGAGTTGAAGACCCTAATCAGTATGATTCATTGTTCATCAGTGCTGTTGCTGCGCTACTAGCCGCCGAAATGTCTGAATCATTTACTCAAAGTGATTCCAAGGCTCAGAAGGCATGGGGTGAGTACGATGCAGCAATGATGGAAGCACGTCGAGCAGATGCACAGGAGAACCCTGTAGTCCTAATTGAAGAAGATAGCTGGATCAACGCGAGATATTAAATGAAAGCGTCCCCTATTCAGACATCGTTCAACGCGGGTGAGTTATCGCCTCAGCTTAAAGGGCGTCCGGATTTAGATAAATATAAGAATGGCTGCGAGGTGATGGAAAATTTCATTCCTCAGATTCACGGGCCTGCTGAGAAAAGACCCGGTACTCGATTTGTTACCGAGGTTAAAGACTCTTCAAAAATCGCCAAGCTGATACCATTCCAATTTAACGAAGACCAAGCTTACATGTTAGAGTTTGGTGACGGGTATATCCGATTCTGTAAGAACGGAGGCATGATTCTCAGTGGTGGTGTACCTTATGAGATAACGAGTCCTTACCTAGAGGCAGACTTTAGACATATCCGATACGCTCAGTCAGCAGACGTTATGTACATCGCTAACCGTAACCACACCCCCTACAAGCTCGCTAGAACGGGCGACACATCGTGGACACTTGAGAAGATCGTATTTAAATGGCCCGCGTTTGCCGATGAGAATGTGGGCGCGGTAACCGTAACATCCTCCGCTGTAACAGGGAGCGTCACCTTAACAGCGTCCGCTAGCACGTTTACCGCCAGCATGATTAATTCTCACGTTAAATTAGCTGAAATCATAGAGTCAAAATATAACCAATGGGAGGCGTCTAAATCAATCACATCGGGCGACTACAGATATTACGATGGTCAGTTGTATAAGGCCACTAACACAGCGACTACCGGATCAAGACCTCCTATTCATATAGAGGGTAGTGAGAGTGATGGTGGTGTTAACTGGGCTTATCAGAATGATGGTGCGGGATACGCTAAGATTACCGCATACACTAGCACTACGGTGGTCACCGCTACTGTATTTGAAACGCTTCCTCAGTCATCAACATCGGGCACTACCAAGTGGTCGCTAGCGTCATGGTCTGATGAGTCGGGCTGGCCTAGAACCGTGTCTTTCTATGAAGATCGTCTATGGTTCGCTGGCTCAACTCAGCGCCCTCAAACAATATGGGCTTCAACCAGCGGTGACTATGAAAATCATAAATACGGTACTAATGATGACGATGCTCTGAATTATACGATTAACTCTCAGGAGCTTAACGTGATCCAGTGGATCAGCCCTGGTGAAGTGTTAGCTATCGGTACATCGGGAGGCGAGTTTGCAGCGTCAGCGTCATCACTGAATGAGGCGATTACCCCTACTAATGTCAAGATCGTACCTCAGACTACCTACGGGAGCAGCGAGAACGCGCCTCTCAAGATAGGTAATGTTGTAATGTTCGTGCAGCGAGCCAAGCGGAAACTACGCGAGTACACCTACAACTTTCAAACAGATTCCTATACAGCACCTAACATGTCGGTTCTTGCTGAGCATATAACACACGCGGGTATTGCGGACATAGCGTACCAGCAAGAACCTGACCAGATTATATGGATGCCTGATGCCGATGGCACATTGTTGGGATTGACTTACGAGCGTGCTGAGGAAGTGATCGGTTGGCACAGACATGACCTGTCAGGGAAAGTGAGGTCTGTTGCCGCTATCCCTCATTGGGACGGCGACCAGGATGTAACGTGGGTCATCGTTGAGCGAGTTATTAACGGGAATACTGTTAAGTATATCGAATACATTGAAAAATACATAACCAATGATTACGCTACTTTCAG